TATCTCCATAAAACTGTATGGTGTTTGGCGCAAAAGTGGTATATTCGCTATCTGTGCCGCCATTGTGCGCGCTGAGTAGCATCGCTGTCTTATCAATGTTTCCGCGCTTAACCCAGCAGTTAAAGGTAAACACCTGAAGGTTTCCATCTGCGCTAGGAGTTCTTGTCAAATGTGGACTGTCGCCGTCTTCAAAGCGCAGACTGCCTGTAGGCTCGTATGGGTAGAAACCGCGATTGCTGGTGCCGCCAATGGTAAACATAGACTGGTCCTTTAAGATACGTTCAGTGAGCGTCCGATTTCGTACAGGTTGGTTCCGTCACTCAGGAACACCAGCACATCCCGCGCAGACGCGGTGGTTGTCAGCGTAGGAGCCGCCCCCTGATGGAACTTGAACACAGCATTAAAGCTGAGGGTGCGTGACCCGGTGCCGTCCTGAATGACTGTCAGCACATACACCGCGCCGTCCTTCAAGTTGGTCGGTGCGCCGAGTGTACGGTTGCCGCCCAGCGTTACAGATGTCACCTGATTCTGTGCCGCGTCCCATGAGATAGTTGCGCCGTCTGTCAGGGTGGTCGCGTCAAAGTTCTGCGTCCGTGTAAACTCTTGCGCGAGGTCAATGCCTGCCAGCGTGATGTCACTGTCCGGGGCGGTCAATACACGGGTGTTTGAGGCCGTTACAGAGCCTGCATCAATGCGGACCTTCTTGGTATCGTCTGACGGGTCAGCAAGCGTGAAGGTGTCCTGTATGCTGTCTGTACCGGCGTTCATAGCCGCAAGGTCCGCCATGAGTTGCCGGAGCGAGTTGTTCACATCGCTTGGCACCATAGTGCCCTCGCCTAAATCGATAGAATTAATATCAAGATTACTACTCGGAGTAGTGCTGTATTCTGAAATCTTTGTCTTTGGCATATTAAGTTACCTCGTAGCAAATGGGCTAATAAACTGCCCGGTCTGTGGTGCTATTGTTTGCGTTGGAACAGATGGTGCGCGAGGCGCGTCTGCGGGAATTGCCATTTCTGGATAATCACCAATCACCTCTGCGCCGTACCTGCCAGCACCAGCCAATACTCTGGATACTAACATTGTATTGCGCGGATTGAAATATCCACCGCCCTTGCCCGCTTTGATTTTTAACAACTCATCAACTGCGTTGGGGCTTGTGATTACTTTGGCCAACGCATCAAGGTTTGCGTTAATGATGCCCTGTTCAATGGCATCGCTTGACGCGCCAAACACTCTGTAAGGGGCTGTGACGAACTTCAGTATGCTACCAACTTGCCCAGCTTGCTTGAGAGCCTCTGAGCCAAGCTGTTGAGCCTGTGTAGTGCTGTTAAAGTTATATGCCCGGCCAGTGGCTTCAAACACACTGAGAAGGTTGTTGAGTGCCTTAAACTGGTCAGGAGACAAAGCCGCTTGCATCCGGCTCAGTTGTGCTTTGTTGCCCTTCAAGGTTGCCCAGAAGTTCAAGGCGGCTTGACCCTCAAGCAGTTCAGGGCGTCCCAATCCAGACTTATACTGACGGGTGGCTTGCTCCCATATAGATTCAAGGCCACCGCGAACTGCGGCGTCCCACTTTTCCTGACCGCCCTCAACCTTCAGTATCTGCTCTTTTGCCCTGCGTATAGAGGCGGGACTGTCCTTCGTTAAGAACAGCCGACCGGCATCATAAAAATCTCTAGGGTTTTTGTTCGCAATGCGAGGCAGTGAGCCGCCTTCGATAGCAGTAACTTCACCGCTTAGGTCGCCCCATAACGCTCTGGCTTGAGCATACTGCGGAACCTGCTGGTCAAGCGAACTCAAAAGCTGTTTTTGCAGTTCTAACGCTTTGCTTGCCGCTTTTGGCTTTTTGACCTTTGTCGAACTAATAACATCATCGAGAGCCTCTTTGATGTTGTTCTGAACAAACTCAAGCGGCAGGTCTGTGCGGTTCTTGTACACATTTTTAATCTTGGTCAGTTGCGTCTTGAGGAATGGATAATCAGCAACAAGAGCGTTCAGAGACTTGTCGAAATCCCCGATATTGACCATTCTAGGCGTTGATGAAATAACCTCACCAGCATCGTCAAGTGTCTGCACATTAAACGCGCTTTGATACATCGGCCTTGCGGCGGCAGAGCGTTCAGCCCGTGTAACAGCTATAGCCTCACCAGCAATGTCAACAAGTTGCTGACCGGCAACATCACGGTCAACTGCTGGTGATATTTCTTCGATAAAGCCTTTAGCCGCACGGCCAACCTCACCGGCCCTTTCGCCGTAAAACTGCGCCAGTGTTTCTGAAGTTCTGGGGTCAGATGCAAGGGCCATCTGTGAACCACGCAGACCCGCCGCGCCGGTAATTTCCGCCGGGGTCAGAATAATGTTTGTGCCATACTTCTCATTGATTTGCTTCAATGTTGACTCTAAGGCTCTGGAAACATTAGACCCCTGCCTAACTATTTCGCGCCTCATTGTCTTGGCCGCGTCAGTCGCAAGTGCGCGGTTTATGCCCTTGCCAATCAATGCGCCACCCACATTTGCGCCAAAGTCGATTGCGCCTTCGGTAAGAATCCTTCTGGCCGCCGGGCCAGTAAGCTGTGACCGCAACGGTGTACCCGCAATAGCCTCTCTGAGTGTCTGCCCGCCCATTGCGCCTAAAGTGCCACCAGCGGCCATACCATAAGGCCCAAGCGGCGCACCTGCTAATGCACCAACGGTTCCGCCAATCGCCGGAATTGTTGCGCCTACACCAGACATTGCCTGACGCGCTGTTCCAGCTTCAACAGGCTGAATGACGCCGTCATCACGCCGATAAACGATTTGCCCCTGCCTTACACCGAAGCGTTCACGCGGGATGCCCATCGACCGCGAATAATAGCCAATCTTAGACTCGACATCTGGCATAACAGAAGCGGCGGCAACATCAAGAAGACCCGCACCCGCAGATGCTGGACCCATTGGCTCTTCTTCGGCAAGAAGGCTTTGTGATGTAGTTGGCGCGGCCTTAAAGGGCGATACAAAACCGTTGCTCATCCTCGCGCCTCCTCTGCGTAATTTGCCAGAGCGTCCTGCGTGGTTGTGCCTTCATTTGCCGCAAGGAACCTGTCCACATACTGATGAATGTATAGGGTTTGTCCGCCCTTCGTAATTGAAAGGGGATACTTTCTTGCTAAGTCATCTGTAATTTTGTCTACGCCTGACAGCAGGTTTTGTGCGCGATATAGAGCCGCATCAGTTGTCGCTCTGAATGAATCCAGCTTTGCTCTGAACTGAGTTGGCGAATCTTCTTTCGCGGGTAAAAATGTTTTAGCGTTATCAAGCTCAAACTTAGTTACAGCCGCCCCAGAAAGTTGTTTCAAAACCGTGGAAAATACATTTTGTGTTCTCGCTCTAAACTGAGTGTACTCAAACAAAGATTGTTGATTTTCAGGACTTTCACCAGTGATTTTTTCCCATGTCAAAGCCGCCCAATTTTTTGCCTGAGTAGGCAGTTGTAAATACTCAGGCTTAAACGCCGCATCAAGCTCAGAGAGTTGCATACTAAGGTTGGTTAAGTCTGTAACTGATGTCTCAAGGTTTTTCCGTGTGGACTTCTGCATTGCCCCAGCCGCGCCTTGCGTGAATGTTACCTCACCTGTCTCCGGGTCAACGCTTAGGCTCATTCCTGACGGTGCTTTTACACCCGGCAAACGTACATAACCGAACTCGTCAGCACGCTCGTCTGCTGGGTCATAATACGCTTTGTATGAGCCGCCTTCAGGGGTGTAGAATGTTTCTATATCTTTCTTGATAGGCTTGCCCTGTTTTATGGCAAGTTCAGCCATAGCCAACTGGTCTGCCAAGTTGGCTCTTCTTTCAGCGGTTTCTGCGGCCTGTGCTTTACTGTATGCTTCCATGCCAGCCGCCGCCATCTCACCTAGCACCTGCCCGGTGGTGATAGGCCGGTCCTGATAGCCCGACAGTTGCAGACCCCGTGCCGCCGCCGCTGACAGACCAGCACCGCCCGGTGTGTCAATGCCCGGCAACATACCCATGACGCCACCGGCTGGTGTTTTTTTACGCTGTTGCTGTGCCAAACCAGCCATAGGGCTTTGGCGCATTGCCTGATTCATTACAGCTTGCTCTAATGGCATCAGTGGCCTTTGAGCCTGTGGCTGGGGGCGTCTTGGAATGGCAACAGATGGAGCCGGTGGTAACGCGCCTATAGTCGGGCCAACAGCAGGACGCGGTTGCTGTAAGGCTTGCATGAAAGCCTGTGAGCCGGGTGCGCCGATATACCGGCTTGGGTTTCTGAGAAACCTCTCCATTATGCAAACCCTCCGAGAAGTGCGCCACCTGCCATATACATTGGGTTAGTGCTTCCCATCATCTGAGCCGCTTGTGCGCCAGCCAAGCCACCAGACAAGAACCCAGCCGCAGGGTTGCGGAAGGTTGGTTGCATGGTCTGACCGCCGACTGTGCCACCGCCAACTGCTGTGAGGAAGTCAGCCAGCTTCTGCTGTGGGAGCATCTGCTCATAGTTATACCGCTGGATATCTGCCTCAAGCTCTGCCTGAGCCTGTGCCTCACGCGCCGCACCAACCTGAGCCAGTGTCTGATAATCTGCAAAGCCAAACTCACGGGCCGCAGGTGCTTGCTGAATGGCCGCTTGCTGTGCCTGTAAAGCCATTGGGGCCAGTGCCGCGCCTAGTGCGCCCTGCTGGTAGCCAGAGCCATACCGGCCAGCCTTTGCGGCCTCGGCCTGCACACGCTCAACAACAGGCTGAAAAGCGGCCTGCTGTAAAGGGTTGGTCCCCATCAGGTTCTGCATCACAACATCCTGAGTTGCGCCAATAAGCGGCGAACCAGCCGCCGCCATCTGACGATACCCAGACAAGGCTGTCTCTGTCTCAGGGCTGAACCCTACAACAGTTGACCGGGGGAAATACTGCGGTGTCGGCGCATCATACAGTCGCCGCGCTTCCTGCACAGCAAACTCAAGCTGTGGCTGTGCATATGCCGGTGCCGAAGATGTGGTGGTAATCGTTCTCTGTGAACCGCCGCCCTTGCTCATTTTACATATCCTTCGTTAATACCGTGGCTGTCGCACTATAATCAGACAGAACACGCTCCCAGCCCTTACGGCCTATAATCTCCATGCTCGTACAGCCACGCTCTTTGGCCCACTCGCACACTTGTTTCTCGGCCTCCAGAAGCTCATCCATATCGCCGCCAGCTAACCAAATCCGGCAGGTAGCCCTCTGGGGGTAGTCAACTATCTCCACAACTATAGCAGATTTTTCGTAAGGAAAAAATGCCGCCTGTTTGTTGGTTATAGCCTGCCACACATCCTGCAACGTGTGGCTATGTCCGGCGTACACCAGAGCCGCCTGAATGTAATCCGCGCAACGCTCAAACTCATCAGCCAATGATGACATAACTAATATCCGTGCTGTGTCCGTTGTTCTTCTGTCCTATAACAAAAGACCCGTTGTTCTTCGTTTTGATATACGGGTCATGGTCATAATAGTTGACGCTGTGAGGCTCCAGCAATATCACGCTTTCTGTGCTGGCCCGTGGGTCAGTCACAGTGATGTCGCCGCCCCCAGAGGCAAGTGTAACCTCGCCGTGGCAGTTAATCTTGCCGTTCATCGCGCCGTTCAGAACCTCTGCAATCATCCGGGTGGTGGCTGTAATCGGGTTCAGTATGCGAAAGTTTGCTGTCTTACCCATTATCTACGCCCAACCTCTCTGGCATCCACATCCAAACCCTGCGCGTTTGACCAGTTGCCCGTCAGGTTCATGCGGGTGCGGTGATACCGGCCCTGTGCGCGAAACGGACAGAACCCGTCCACGTTCATAGCAACCGGGCTTGTAAAGGTAACAGCAGATGTCGGTGTGTTACGAGTGCCGACTTCCATCGTCACAGTGCCATCCTCAAAGTACGGATAAACACGGGTCACAATACCGTGCTTGCCCTTAGCAATACCGACCTCGCCGGTTTCAATGGTTGCCGCCAAAGGGTCGCCTGTAAAGGTGGCCAGCTTGTCTCCCACAGCACCGCCAAAGAAATACTCACCGCCCCGGAACAACTGACTGTCCAGCACGGTTGTCAGACCATCAAGGGTGGCTGAGATGTTGTCAAGATTGTCCAGCGTGTATCCAGAACTGAAGAACGGCGCGATAAAGTTGGTTGTTGCATTTACAAGCGACCAGCGGTTCAGCGCGTAGTTGTACACCAGAAGCCGGTCACAATCGCCGTTTGTGCTTGCTGTGGACGGATATGACCAAACAGCAATCTGGTTCAGCGGGTCAACAGCGGCGGACACGTTGTTCTTGTAGTTGCTGTTGAAGTCCCTTTCAAAAAACTTATCCACCTTCTCGTTGCCAATCGGCGTGGCTTTCTGGCCGTCAAAAGCATGGAAGCCGTTATCCGCCAAGAAGAACGTCAGTGAGCCATAGTTGCACACAGAGCCGGGCAGACGACAGCCGACTTGTGATTCAACCCGGTCAAACTGCCAGATAAGAGGTGGCCCTGTATAGGTAGCCCGGAAGATAGCACGTTCACACAGAATGGTGCAGTATTCACCGCCGACCATACCAGTGATTGCGCCACTGTCCGGCAAGTCCTGAAAGTCAGACTGGTCTGTTCCAGTTGTCCATCCTTCAATGTCATTGAAGCCGGACCAGCGTGTGCGGTACGGAACCCGGCCTGACCCCTCATCAATGTTAGCCGTCCAGATAAAGTCCCGCACAACAGCTATAAAGTCAGCATTTGGTGGTGAACCGGCTAGGTTTGAAAAGGCCGTGTCAGTGCCTAACTGCCACTTTTGCAACTCTTCTCCCACACCGCCTGACGCGATGACATACTCGCCAAACTGCACAAACCGCCAGCGTTCATTCCCGGTCAAGACATACGCAGGGGTGCCAGACTTACTGACATCGGTGAGATTGTTTGTGGACGGTGTGAACTTGTACAGCTTGCCGCTATCACCAGCAAACAAGGCAACATTCCCGCTATTGTCTTTGGCCGCAAAGATGCCGCGAATTGTTGCGGTTGCAGAATTGCTGTAAGTGATAAGCTCTGGGAACGGCTTGTAGCCAGAGGCAGACGGAATCACATTTGTTGCAGTAACCACGCCGGGGTTCAGGTGGTCAGGCTGGTCAGGTAGCCATTCTCCAAAAGGTATCATATGCCTATCCAATTCCCAGAGGCGGCTGGTGTTGTACCCCACACTTCAGAGCCAACAGCCACATCCGCCCAAGTTTCCGTTCCGACTGCCACTTCCTGCCAGTCTTCGCCCAATATCTTTGACGCTGTTGACGCCTGCACCTCAAGCCGGGCTGTCGAAGCCCCGTCAAAGGTAACAACAATGTTACCGGCTGTCGTGATGGCCGCCTCAGCAGTACCCGCCGTCAGTGTAACAAAGTTAGAACTGGATGTCGCGGTGGCCGCAAAGCTGGCAGATGCCGACACGGTGCGGACCCGTGTGCCATCCAACGCGGCAGTACCGACAGCGTTGACCAGTGCCTCAAACGGACGTACCCGAATAAACGCCGCTACAACGGTGTTCAGAGCGTTTGCAGTACCCGCCGCTGTCCTTGTGCGGCTTGCGTCCATCACGGCTGTCAGTGCGCCTGTGGCGGCCCCTGAGACACCCTTCAGACGCTGTGCATCGCTTGATGCAGTGACGGCTGTTGCACCTGACCCTTCGGCAACCTTCACCTCAAGAGTGAGCGTATCGAGGGGGCCGTAGTTCCAGCTATCCAGCGCACCCCAGCCATCCATATGGTCCAGAGCTACAGCAGTCCACGACACACTATCGCCAAGCTGGTCAAGCGGGACGGTGTAGCTGTCTAAGGTGCCGGTAATCCTGTCGAGGGGTGCTGTTGCTGGCATAGGTCCACCTTACGCGGCGGTGATGTCCATGTCGCCAATAGCAATCTTCAGGATGTCACCTGTCTCGATTACCTTAGAGGCTGTCAACGCACCGTGAATCAACAGGTTGCCAGAAGAGGCCGCATCGAAAATACCGAAGTGACTGACAGTGCCCCATGAGCCGGTGGCCGCTGGGAACTCAACTGCCGCATCGTTGCTGGCTGTGCCTGAAGCCGCCGCACCGAATGAGATGGACTGCCGGGCGTACCCTGAGCCACTCAATTCTGTGCCTGAGTTATCGTCACCGAATGACCCGGTGGACAGACCCACATACACAGTTGTCGGCATGGTGTAAGCACCAGTGCCGAGGATGTGGTCGAGAATCTCATTCTCTAAGTAATCTGACATTGCTGACATATTAAGTCTCCGCTACTGCATTTTGTCGTGAATAGATGCTGGTGATGTGTAGTGAGCCGGTGCCGTAATGTGCGCGTTGCTCATCAACCTTCACCTCCTCAAGCCCACGGGTGAACTTGGTATCATACTGCGCCGCACGGGCCTCATCCAACAGATAGGCATAGGCTTCCGCCAGTGCGCCGTACAAATACAAGTCAGGGCTTCTCAGGAACAGCGTAGGCGTGGATGTTGGTCCGATTGCATCCAGAGTGCCGATGTAAATAATTTCCGCAGTATACGCGCTATCAGGAACCGGGCGGAGCTTCATCTCTTTGCCGACAATGCTGTAACCCTCTGGACGGCCCTGACCCTCACTTGGGTAGGATGTGTCCAGACCTGTTGGGCTGAAGTAAGACAGCACCTTCACAGGGCTAGTGTTCAGCTTTACCTCGCGCACCTCACGCAAATCTGTCGGCAGGGCAATGTACTCATCCCCGGAGGTCAGTGTAGCCTGCACCCGCTTTTCCTGTTCGCGTGTTTCCAACTCCCGGCTCATCCGTGCTTCTGCAAGCTGGATGAAGTTGGGAATCTGTGCGGTCAGGTCGTCACGCGCCAAACAGTTGCTTATAGCGTCCTGTAAATCCTGATAGCTTGTAATGCTCATATGTAACCGCCGCCAGTTCTAAACACCCGATTTTCGCTGTCGTTCAGCCATTTCTTCCACGCCTTTGGGTTGTCGGCGGGGCGACCAAACTTGTTGACAAGCTGATTATACAACACATTCGGGATTTCTGCCACATGGGCCATGTGCTTCTGTGAGCCAATCATCTGACCGGGTGTCCAGTCATCTGCCATGTGCTTGTTTAGCTTCAAAAGATTGTCGAAGTTTTGAGTGTTCTCAATATAGGTCGTGCCATCACTGTTCTGGTTCATCGTCAGTGTCTGGCCGGTGTCTGCGTCATGCTTCAATACGCGCTTCATATATACCTCCCAAAAGGTGAGAAGGGCGGTCGCCCGCCCCTCTCTATGATTACTTAGGAACCTGACAGGTCCATAATCATTGCGTGTGCTTTTGGAGCCAGAACCTTCAGTGACCATTCAGTCACAATCTGGAACTTCTCCGCGTCACCTGTTGGTGCAATTTCGTTTTCTGCGAAGTTGCGACCATTCAGTGTGCACAGTGAAGCGAAGTCTGGGTCCAGCAGGAAGATGCGGTCATTGCCGAGGAAACGGCTAGGCGCAACGTCCAGTGTGCCGAAGTCAGTCAAGAACACAGATGTTGAGCCAACGTAAGTTGTGGCTTTTGCCTGTGTCATGTTGACATCGTTGCTGACCAGATTGCCAGAAGCTGACAGGTCTGAGAAGTTCGCACGGTTCGAGGCTGAGGCAACTAGGAGCTTTGGATTACCACCCTCAGTCCAAGCATCTTGCATTCCGTCTTCAATCAATGCGAGTGTCAGTGCCCGGTCAGTACCTGCGCCGACTACGCCTGTGCCTGTGCCAGCAGAGAATGTGCCGCCTGCACCCAGTGAGCCGTTTGTAATCCAAGTTGTCAGTGAGGCTGACTTACGAGGGTCAGACGCTGAACGAGCTTGGTCTGTGTCACCGATTGACTTTTCAATGTCACGGCGCAGTTCCAGAGACTTTAACACCTTCTGGTCATTTTTTCTTCAATCAGGTTCGCTAATCCTGACCCGTCTTTTTAAGACTGCTCATGCTTTCACATGAGATGAGACTATATCATCACCCTACTGTTGAGGGGCTGTGCGCTTCCACTCGCTTGAGTGTACTCCCTTGCGGGATAGTCGTTGCACCTTCCTATTTCTAGGCTTGGCTCAGGATTACCATATCAATGACTTAGGCTTCCCCTGAGTTCACACAGTTTTACTTGCGCTAGTTAGTGTAAAGTCAACGCAACTTCACGGTCACGGCCAGCTTTTTCAACCACATCGAGGGTCTTCGATACGGTTACGGCCTTCTGTGAAATCTGGTGGTAGTTACCCAGACGAGTTGTTGCAGTTGGCGCAACATATGACGCATCTGCGCCTTCTGTCACGAAGTTTGAGTTTGACGCGGCGGCCAACTCCTGAACCTGCCACTCAACAAAGACACCGTTTGAGGTCTCTTTCTTCAGAGCAGAGAAGATTGGTGTTTCATCGGGGTCAATCCGATAGATGACATCAGCAAGCTGTTCGCGCTCACCGATAGCAGTTTGAGTTGAAAAAGTAGACATTTTAAAAACCTTCCTAGCTTATGCTGTTATCTACCCATTAAGTAATCGACTGCCGCGCCTACAGACTTCTCTTTATCGAGCCGCTGTCTCGCTTGCTGTCGCTGACGACTTGCAACTTGCGCCTTTGTCTTTGGCGTTCCGGGTTTGGCCATTCTGGGAGCCTTGCTTGC